CCAGGTTTTGAACTTGACCTGAAGAAAACAAAAGAATCTCTTATTTTTTTAACTTTAAGAGAATCCGTATCTGGGTCTAATATTGTAGAATAATACCCCTGATGTAGAGCAGGGTCTAATCTTGTTTTTACGAAATCTTCCATTGCACTATTCGTCAATTCTACCGTAGCTTTCGCTATACTTTAACACTCATTTAAGAGTCGGTTTAGACTATATCATAACCTTACTTTTTGGTATAAGGTCTTCCGCTTTACTTTCTTGTTTTATATTCTTGCTAAGTACCTCTGCTATACTGTCTCCTGTAACAGTATAAGGTATTCTTACAAGTTTAATTCCCTTTCTTTTTGCATATTCAGTTTTTATTTTATCTTTTCTTACCTGCTCCTCGTATCTAGTTAATCCTCCGAAGAACTCTACTGGCTCAAAGTGTTGTTTCCCATCATACTCTATTAGTATATCATACTCTGGTAGGTAGAAGTCGAATTGTAACAACCGCTTATCCTTACATCCTGGAAATGATTTCTGAGACTCAAACATTATCTTGTTCTCGGTTAGATACTGTTTAATATGTTTCTCTCCCCAGGAGCTTGCACACTCTGGACAACCACTAATACGAAGTACTGCATTGGGTTCCGCACTGAATACCGTTTCACACTTTGTACATTCAAAGTCAATCTTTGTGTGAGTGTTGATATACGTTGAGTTGCATACTATACTCCCGCTATGCCTACTTTGTAGTTCCTGTAAGAACGTATCTTCAGATTTCCTCTGAATCTCACTCATGTACTCTCCTCTGCAATGCTTACATACTCGTGCTCCAGAAAGGGCTGTGGAAGGCTTCTTTTTAAAAGTATATCTATGAGTCTTACAGTGTAATTCTACAGGTGTGAAGGAATCTTTGTAATTTCCTACAACAATAACTTCACCTTTGTAAATATTATTCACCTCTTCGGTAAAGGTGTCCTGTGATTTAGTCTTAAACTGGTTATCTTCCGCACAGCTAGGACATCTCCTACCCTTTATAAAGTTATTTGGTGTTATCTTCCATGCAGTACCGCAAGTGTTATGTTTCATCTCTAGTTTGTCTTTTGTTCGTGTGTACTTACCTATTACAGTATACTCGTCTCCAACTAGATTGTATACATCTGCTAGATACTCTTCATGTGTTTTTCTCTTTGTCATCTTCTACCTCCTCCCTCTTTAAATTTGTTATTCAGGATTTTTTTTATAAAACAAGATTTTCTTACCTGGTTCTCACTTCACCCGTTTGTGAAGCTAACCAGAAATTTAGTCGTTAGGCATTTACAGTACTTTCGTACTGATTTAGCACGGGATTACCTCTATCCTATTGTACAGTATTACGTACGGTATGTCAAGGACTTTAGGCTCTCTTATCAGCATATTGGTTATTTTGCTATGCCCGTTTAACGGAATGTTTCCACTACAAATTACTCTGTAGTGCCCCATCTATCTAGGGAATGCGTATAGTGCTTTTATAGAATCATAGCTTCTTGTGTCCATAAAGTGTATAAGTTTCAATACCCCTAATTCACTTAGCCCGAGCTGTCTCGATTTAATTACCGCTAAGTTTGGGTGGGGGTCATTTAGCATTTGGATTTGCCCATTTATTGTATACCCTCGGTTTCCCGATATTTATTAGGGGTCTAGACTATATCATAATCCTACTTTTAGGTGTAGGACTCTCTACGTTACTTCTCTACTTTATCTATGAATTTTTTTACTAGCCTTTCTACAGTGGCTTTACTGCTTGTGTACTTTATTCTAAGGAGGGGGATACCATTATCTTTACAATAGTTAGTTTTCTTGGTGTCATTTGTCTTAGTTTCTTTAAACTTAGATTCTCCACCAAAATAATCAAAAGGCTTGTAATGCTGTATACCATCATACTCTATGATACCAACAACCTCTGTTTGGTTAGTTAGTGCAAAGTCAAAAGGTAAAGGTCGTGTGTTCCTGCAATCTTCAAAAGTGTGCTCTTGGATAAAGCTAACTTCATACTTGTTTAACAAATTCTTTACTAACTTCTCTCCTTTAGATGACTGACACACGGGACATCCACTAGTGTGTAGTATATGAGAAGCTCTGACATCCCAAGTGTACCCACATAATGTATGAGTTACTCTAACTTTACTCAGAGCGTCTTTATACTCAGAACCTTCTACCAAGGCGTATTCCCCTGAATGTTTTTCTTGGAGCTCTTTTGAAAAACTATCGGTAGTCTTTAGTTTCTTCGAGGGTTGTTTACTAAAGCAATAAGGACAACTAATCTCGTTAACAAACATGCTCCTAGGTCGAGTAGAGAATACTGTACCACATGAGTTATGGTTAAATAGAAGTTTCGTTGAGTTGTTCGCATATTCCTGACCCTCAACTAATGTGTACTCATCTCCATGCAATTTGTAAAGTTTGTTAGAGTACTCTTCTGTGCTAATAGATTTTGCTCTGTATTGGCAATTAGGGCAACCCAGTTTTCCTGGAGCTCTTAGTATGTTTACTGGTTTAGTTTCCCACTTGTGCCCGCATACATTATGCCTGAACAGGGCAGGATTTACCTGTGCTGTGAATCCTGATACTAGAGAAAAATCTTTTCCTTTCTTATTCTCTAGTTTTTCTATTAGCATCTTCGTTCGTTCTTCTATACTAGTCACTTATGGTACCTCCTCTCTTTTATTTTTTTTTTTACTTTCATAAGTAGTAGAGTTTTTTTATCCGGTTTTCACTTCACCCATTTGTGAAGCTATCCAGAAGTTTAGTCGTTTGAGATTTCCTCCTAGTTAACTAGGATTCTTTCCTACAGGATTACCACTATCCTATTGTACAGTACTATGTATAGTATGTCAAGGACTTAGGCTTTCTCACCAGCTTATTGGTTATTCAGCTATGCCTGTTTAGTAGAGTTTAAAGACCACAACAAATTCATGGTCTATGTGACTGTGCTTTCTCTGAGTTCCGTCCTGACACATTAAATGTCATTGGTCTCCCTTTTATTGTGTGATTCCTTAGTGCATAAGATGATGGTCTTAACATATCCATTACATATGCTAGTTGTTCTGGTGTCACCCTATCCGTGTTGAATATATTTTTCGTCATTGCTAGTAGTTCTTTCCCGTCAGGGATACTGTTTGTCATTCTTAAAATACCCCCTCGTTGGTTTTATTAACTTCTGCTTCTCGTCTTGTTAACAGTTCGGCAATTTCTTCTGCTGTCTTATTCTCAAACTCGAAGTCGTTAATATAATCCTGGTCTTCCTCTTCTTCATTTCTTGCTTTCACTGTAGTGATGCTGTCCTCTAACAGCTTCCTTTGCTCTCTTGGTAGTGCAGGTAACTTACCTGAACCTTCTTCTCCATTCTGTAGGTCGTTCACAGACAGGAACATATTGTATAGTCTCATCACGTCCGAGATATCTGTGACTTCTATACTTCCGGCTTCCACTTCTTCAGTAAATTTTCTAAGGAGCTTGAGGGCTACCATGTTAAAGGCACTGCCTACTTCTTCTTTTGCGTTCACACTATTCTTCTTATTATTGATGTTTTCTCTTAGCCTGTCTGACATTTTCACTTAGTAATGACCCCCTTTCACTTCGAGCTTGCTGATGTTTGAATAGCAACTCCGACTATCCATACATACATTCACAAAAAATATATCCGAGAAGTAGCAGTGGTAATGGTGTTTGGTGGCAATACCTCCTCCAGTTGTTGATATCATTCTGGATAGTTGTGTCCCACAGATGGCACACATCCGGGAACCATATACTCGTCTATCGCCTTTTTGTATCTTGGTTTTCTTTTCTGCTTGGGTCAGGAAGTACTTCCGTCTCTCTTTTATCTCTTCTCGGGATAAGACTTTACCCACTGTTAACCCTCCTGTTCCTGCTCCTGTTCGTCCTCTCCTAGCTCTTTCCAAATTCTAGATTCGAGTTGTAATTCACCAAAATCTACTCCAGTTTCTTTATGTAAGTAATACTTCAGGAATTTTATATCCTTCTTTAGGTCATCTATATCTTTTCGCATAACACGTATACTAGAATTCGTCTCCCGTTTTTTCCTCGGGTCAATTAACTCATCGAATACCTGAGCTACCAGTATTGCTAGAATGAATGTGGTAAGCATACTAGCATACTGGTAGTATCCGGTCAGTGCCTTTATACCTCCTACTGTCAAGAGTGTGGCAACAAACACTGCCATGAGCCGTACAATAAATACTTTGTCAATTTTCATTCATATTCTCCTTTGCTAATGATGTCCTATGTATTAATATAGGATAACTACTTAGTTGCTTCTGTAGTCGGGCTGAAAGCCTTGTTGATACTGGGATATGCTATATTAGTAATTGGTTACACCAATGCCGGGTATTTCTAACATTGTTATCTGATTAACACCATGGGAGGTGTAAAAAATGCCAAAAATATTTGAGGAAAAATACAGGGATATACTGAAAGTCGAGTTTAAAGACATGTTAGAGAAGTTCTTAAATGACCGTGAAATTTACCACGCCTATGCGATAGGTCGTGCCTGCACTCAAGGGACGCTTCTAGGGTTTGACTACCATTACTACACTGTGGAGGGGAATCCTAGTGTAATAGGTATGTACCTTGACCTAGAAGAGTATGGGGAGTTACACTTTCATATAGACACTGAGTCTAACTACGGGAGAATAGTTACAAGTAACTCAGACGAGATTGTTCTGAATTTCTTAGAGAACTATGCTACTGACTCGACTATCAGACTTGATATTCCTAGCTAGACCCAGGAAGGAGGACGGTTCATGGACTTAACTGAACGGTATGAGAAATTGCAATCTGAACTGCTGTCCCTGGCTGACAGGGTTCAAAGGGATTTTACTGATAATGACCGTTACCATGATGAAATCCGTTATACTATAGAACATCTACAG